CTTGTCGAGCACCTCGGGCTTGAGCTGCGCCAGGTTGCCAACGGTGCCGAGCAACCGGTCGACGCCCTGGGCGGCCACGGCGCGCTGTGCCTGGGCCAGCACGCTGATGAACTCGACCTTGAGCTCCAGGCCCTCGAGCTCGGGCGGGGCCTGGGGCAGGATGTTGGCACGGTTGGCGTAGTCGAACGCGATGTCGATCATCGGGCTCAAGAGCTCGTTCTGCAGGCGTTCGAGCACGGGCCCGAGCATCAGCAGCTTCTCTTCGTGGCGCTCGGCCACCTCGGTGGCGGTGATGCCACTGCGGGTGTCGTTGGCCAACATCATGAACAGGTCGGCGTAGTAGCTCGAGCGGATGCGATCGCGCACGTCCTGGATGTCGAGCATCAGGTGCTGCAGGTTCAGGTTGACGTCGAACGCAGTGCGCACCACCTGCGTGTTGGTCTGGCTGTCGACGTAGAACACGCCGCCCGGCAGGCGCGCCTTGGCGGCCTCCTTGTACTTGGTCGGCACGGTGATCGGGGGGTTGACCTGGTAGTCGATCGCCTGCCCCTTGCGCAGCTGCTGGTGCTGCAGCTGCTTCACATCCCCTAAGCACTCCATGCCGGGGCTGGTGCCGTAGATGTCGTTGCCGGTGACCACCCAGCGGGGAGTGAGCGCGGGGAAGTTGTCGAACCCCGACTCGCTCAGGTAGCGCTCGATGTTCTCGCGCCCGGGCTCGATGTAGCAGCTCGAGAAGCGCTTGTTCTTGCCGTCCATCTTGCCGTACTCACGGTCCAGGCGCGGCTCGATCATGTGCACCACGTCGACCCAGCTGTCGAGCTGGCGGCGGTTGTACATGCCTTTGACCGTGTCGCTGCAGTTGTCCAGCCCGAACTGGCCCACCAGCTGCGCGACCGTCATCTGGAACTCGCGGCACAGGGTGTCGACCTCGCCCTTGTAGTTGGTGCCGAGTGCGTACTCGCCCACGGTGAGTGGGTAGTGGTGCAGCACGTTGTCGAAGTCGGGCAGCACGATAGTGGCGGCGGTGCCAAACAGGCCGAGCTCCTCGTAGAGCGTGTGCAGGCTGCGGTAGGTGTTGGAGCTGGAGAAGATGGCGCGCAGCAGGACCGCGCTGTCGTGCAGCCAGGCCTTGACGGCGCCCGACTCCATCAGGTCCTTGTCCTGGATCTCGAGACGGAACCAGGGCCGGGCGGGGCTGGTCATGCCCGACATCATGCCGGCGGCCAGGGTGCGGGCGCCGAACACGGCGGCGTTGTCGAGAATGTTGTTGGCGCGCTTGTCGCCGCGGTTGCGGTCGGTGACAAAGAAGCGGCCCGCGCGGGGCTGCTGGTAGTCGCTAATGTCGCGCCAGTGCGTGACCCAGCTCGAGCGCTCGCTCCACAGCTCCGCCTTGCGCGAGAGTATGCGCTGCCGTTTGTCGAGCGGGTTGTCCATCAGCCGCCCAGCAGGCTGGTCTTGCCGGTCGGGGCGGCCATCACGCCACTGGGGCCGGTCAGCAGCGAGCCCCCGCCCATGGCGGAGGTGTTGCGGTTGCGCTTCATGGCGGCGCCAACGGCCATCGAGTCAGGTTGCTTGATGGCCTGGGGCGGTGGCGGCGGTGCGGGGATGGAAGGGCTGGATAGGCACATGCGGCGGGTCCTCAAGGGTTCGCGGCATTGTGCAAGGCGCAGCGCGCGACACGGACACCCGCCCCCTCAGAGGCGTGCGTAGGGGTTGTAGTCGAGCGCGTTGGTGTCCTCGATGGTCGGCAGCCCCATGGCGCGCGCGCGGGCCTGGGCGCTGTGGTCCTGGTAGACGGGATAAGCGAACGTCAGCGCCAGCGCATCGCCGAGATCCGGTGACGGCAGACCCCGGCCCTTGATGTCGTCCTTGCTCTCGAGCTGGATCTTGTCGGCCGGGGTGAAGCGGTAGGTGGGCGCGGCCAGGTCCTGCTTGAGGTCCACCAGGTCGGGGATCGCCCCGCCCGCCCGCAGCCAGTCGCGCACCTCGAACCACATCTCGGCGCGCTTGTTGAGGTAGCGGGCGTTCGATGGGCTGCCGCTGAAGTGCACCTCGATCACGTCATGGTGCAGCTGGCGCAGGCGGTCGATCACGCCTGAGCCGTTGCCGGCGTCGATGAACACCGCGTCGGGTCGGAACAGCTCGATCTGCTGCGCCACCTTGTCGGCCAGTGCCATGTTGTCGATGCCGCGGTAGACCAGGGGCTGCAGGGCGTAGAGGCCCTGGCGCGGGAAGATCACGCTGCGGTCATCCCCAAAGCGGGCCGGGTCCACGCCCAGCACCTTGGCGGCGTAGGTGTACTCGTCCTTGCGCAGGTGGCGGCGGGTGGCCTCCTGCACGTCGGTTAGGCTCATCAGCTGGTCCTCGCCAGACGCCGCGAAGTCACACAGCATCTCGCGGCGGAAGGTGTTCTCATCGACCGCCTGGCGGTAGCGCTCCACCTCCTCGGGCTGCAGCGCCTCGGTGTCGTAGACGGTGTAGAGCGCGCTGTGCCAGTCGGGCAGGTTGCGACCTTTGAAGAACAGCTCGCTGAACAGGTTGATGCCGTGCGGTGTGCCGATGAACAGCGCCCAGCCTAAGCGGTCAGCGAGCGCGGGCTGCAGCACCTCGCGCCAGGTCTCGGGCTTGATGTCGGCCACCTCGTCGAGCACCACCCCGTCCAGGCGCACGCCGCGCATGGCCTCGGGGTTGTCGGCGCCGTACATGCGGATGATCGCGCCGTTGCTTTTGAGGCGCACCCACAGCTCGCTCTCGTTGATCTCGGCCAGGTTGTACATCACCAGCGGTGCGACGATCTGCTTCAGGCGCGCCCAGGCGATCGCCTTGGCCTGCTTGAGGAGCGGTGCGACGTAGAAGAACAGGCTCAGCTCGAGCGGGCAGCGCAGCGCGCTGTCGAGCAACTGGCGCAGCGCGAGCTCCGTCTTGCCGGCCCGCCGATGCAGCGCCAGCACCGTGAAGCGCTTGCGACTCAGGTGGCACTGACGCTGCCACTCGCGGGGCCGGTAGCCCAGGTCGATCGCGGCCATCAGGCCAGGTCGGTGTAGTCGCCCACCACCGGCACCCCAGTGGCGATGATGACCTGGGTCTGCAGGGGGCCGCCGTTGGCCCCGGTGAGCTCCACCTTGTTGTTCTCGCGGTAGTCGTCCGGGAAGCGTGCCGCCATCGAGCGCGACCACAGCTGTGGGTTGAGCTTCTCGCCCTCTGGGCTCTGCCACATGCCGGTCTGCCCCTGATCCTCCCACCAGGCCATGGCCAGGTCCCTTGCGCGCGCGATGGCGATGCAAAACTCTTCGTGCTCATCACACCAGCGGTTGATGCTGGCGCGATCACAGCCCAGGGCGGCCGCCATCTGCGCTTTGCTTTTTCCAAGTGCGCCAAGCTCCACCACGGTGGTGCAGAACGCTGGGTCGTATTTTGTTGGTCGTGCCATGGTTTTATCTTCCTGCTAAATCAGCCAGACACGGACACGCGCACCGCCCGTGCTGCCGACTGGTTGCGGTTGCGCCCGGTGCAGATCCAGCGTGCGCAGGACTTGCTGACGTCGAACTTCGCGGCCAGCCAGGCGTAGCTGTAGCCCTCGTCCCTCAAGTCCAGCATCACCGCAACCTCCGCGTCCGTGAGCTTCGCGCCCGGGTGCTCCTGGCCGATCCGGCGGCCACCTTCGTTGAATTCAACCAGTTTCTGCATGACCAGCCCTTTCACGTAAAAGATTGCACACTGCCGTGGGGTGTCGGGTTGTCGGGTCAAAACCATCGATTTTCCTATTACCTCTCTAAGAACTGTTTGCTTAGGGCGATAATAGTAAAAATGGGTTATTTGACCCGACAACCCGACACTTTCAGACGTCCAAGACCCTCAAACCGACCAGCATTACCACATCCTTGCGTTTTCCTGCAGATACAGACTGCTTCTTGGTTGTCTTAGCAAAATAAGGCACTAACCGCTCGAGCTCCTGAACAAGCCGCATTTTGCTCAAAGCCATGAACCCGCCCTCCCCGCACCAGGTTCTGTACGTGTCATAGATGCCCGCGTAGTCGCCCGTCAGTGCTGTCTCAAACTCGCGCCCAAGCTCGCAGCACTCGGACACAAACTGCCCCACACGGTCCTGCTCGGCCTGGTAATCCTTCGACGCGGCGAGCACCGCATCAGGCGCCTGCAGCCCATCCTGAAACCAGATGCGGGCCCCCTCCACCACCCAAGTCAGCACGCCCTGTATCTCATCCTTCAAGCGCTCGGCGATGCGGGTGTCCTTCACAAAGTGCGCACGTCCGGAGGACACCTCCTCGCTCGAGGCGAAGCGTGCCATGTAGGGCATCAGCAGCACCCGGCGCCAGATGCCGTTGTCCTGCCCCTTAATGATGGGCTTGTAGTTGGTGAGCAACTGCAGTTTGTGGGTGGGGTCAAACTCAAAGAAGTCCGCGCGCATGAAGCGGGCCTTGACTTTGTCACTGCCGGTGAGCTGCTTGACCATGTCCTCCTTGAGGTGGCCGCCCTCACCCGTCTCGTGGGAGGTCACCATGCGACGGCCAAACAGGTCGGCGATCTCGGTGGGGTGGCGGTCGCGCCCGTTGCCCACCAGCAGCCCAGGCGCACCCGTGGCGGCGTAGTCACCCATCACCTCGGCCACGGTGTCCAGGATCGTGCTCTTGCCGTTGGAGCCCTGACCGTAGTGCACGACGAACGCCTGCTCGCGTGTGCTGCCGGTGGCGCAGTACCCAAACCACCGCTGCAGGAACCGGGCCAGTGGTCGGGTGGTCATCTCCTCCTCGAGGGTGACCCGTGCGATCACGGTGTCCCACGCTGCGCTGCGCGCCTTGGGGTCGTACTCGAGCGGCACCAGCTTGGTGATAAAGTCATCAGGCTCGTGGGGCTTGATTGCCCCTGTGCGCAGGTCCACAACCCCGTTCAGGCAGTTCAACAGCCAGGGGTTGCGGTCGATCTGGTTCTCGTTGACCGTCAGCATCTTCTTGGCCAACCCCACGGCAGCCTCGATCGCTGACTTCATCTCGCTCTTAGCGGCCCACTTGGTCAACGCGTCGGCGATCTTGCCGTTGCGGTCGGACTCCTCCGCCGCGGTGGTCTTCTTGGCGCGCCAGGCATCCGCCTCAGCGTGGATCAGTTTGGATAGGCGGCAGGCGTATCGGTACACCTCCCCGTCGTCCTTCTCCCAGCGCATACCAGACCAGGCGTACCACTGCCCCGCCACCACGATCAGGCGCTTGCCATAACGGGCCACGATGCGCCCGGCGTTGGCCTGATCGGTAGTAAGGTGGTGCGCCTCGGGAATGCCCTTGCGGGTGATCTTGTGCTCGTCATCGGATACGGTCCCCCCGGCATTTGGCGCTGTGGTCTCGTCGTTGAAGTCGTCCACCACGTTGTCGACACCCAAGCGCGCCAGGAACTGCCCCCGACCACGCCCCACGCAGGCGGCGTGCAAGCACTTAAAATGCCCTGCAGCGTAGCCGCCGGTGTTGGGAGGGTAGTAGACCGTCGAGCTCTCGCCCGACTCGCTGGTGTGGTCGCTGCTAAAGGGGCACTCGA